CCGGCGGTGGAAAACCTAGCGCGAGCATCGCGGGAAAGAACCTACGAACTTTCGTAGCCCCAGTATCGAAGCGCATCCCCATGCACGCGCTCGAACGCCTCCACCTCGCTGCGTGGCAGCGAGTCTCGCCACGCCCAATTCGCACGATCGTTGATCGCAAACGTCACCTCGTCGTTGGCGAGCCCCAATTGAGCCCGCACCCGTACCATCGTAGCGCGTGGCTCGGCGACCAACTGCTCGTAGCGCACGGTGATTTCTGCTGCCTCGCACGAGGCAACACACCGCGCCCACTGATAGCCTGCCAGCACGAAGAACGATCGCCCCGCCTGCTCCCATGTCTGCTGCTCAGCCTCGGTCAGCGGTCCCCAGCGCCATTGCGTTGGGCCTGCCCATCCCCGCCACCAGCTCTGTTGCATCAGCGAGAAAGCCACGGCTCGCCCGTCTCGCACGACGTGTACCGTCCGCACCTCGGGCCAGATCGCACGCAGGAAATCACGCCGCCCCCATCCCGTGACTTTGGCCAATAGGCGTCTGCCCGGTGTCGCTGCCTGCCGTTCGGCCAGCCACGTTTCGGCTCGCTGCTTCACGCCGGCGTCAACATCCCGTGCTGTCAGGTCGCGGCACGGTGCCCGAAAACCACGATAGATGCGATCCCAGTGATCGTACGGCTCCGGGCTGCCCGGCACCAGCTCGGCCAACTCCGGGTGTGCTGCCAGCAACCGATACGAGAGCGTCGTTCCGCTTCGGCCAGAGCCGACAAGCACAATCACAGGCGCACCTCCCGGCCACAACCCCAACAGGCAAACGGCCGACCACGCACAAGCTCATCGTACCGGCGACCGCATTTTGGACATTCGAGCGGCCCAGTTCGTTCGTAGATCGCTCGCATGTAATGGTTGATCCGCCAGGCCAAGCCCAGCTCGTGCACCTGTAGGCCACGCTCACGCTCCCACGCGGCCACGGTACGCACCAACGGCCCGTGCTCGCCCGGCGTGCCCTCGCTCTCCATGCGCGCGATCCAGTCGTCCACGAAAGCGCCCGCCTCGGCCGAGCCATCAAGCAAAATCGCTCCGCACGACCACGCCATGTTATGGCCTCGCATCAGCCCCAGCGTGCACGGCAGTTGCGGCCACTGGGGCGCTTCGTCGAGGTGGCAGTCGACGTCAAGCCACATGATGGGCGATCCGGCCGCTACGCCGTACACCTCGCCTCGCAAGCACTGCCGAATAAAATACGGCTTGTGGCGGCAGTTGGCCAACCACTCGCCAATTGGCTCGATCATGCGTATCGCGTGCGGCAAACCAAGCTCGGTGAGCCTCTGTATTTGCAACTCGCGGACCACCGCGTAATAACCTGGTCGGCTCGTGGCGTAGGATACAATCGTCGGCTGCATGCTCACGCCTCCCGTGTTTCGCGCGCCGCAATCAGGCGATCGAACAGTCGGTAATAGGCAGCCGCCCGGCGGCTCCAACACCACGGAGCAATCGCCTCTTCCATTCTCGGCTGCCACTTGTGATACCGCTCGACGGCCACCATGACGGCCGACTCGATATCGTCGATCGTGCGGTCGCACAACAGGCCGTTGACGCCGTGCTCGATCAACTCGGGCATATTGCCTACGCAGGTGCTCACGAGCACACAGCCGCAACTAGCGGCCTCCAGCGCCGGGTTCGGTGTGCCCTCGCTATTTGAGCAGCACAAATACACCGTGCCGGCGTTATACCACTGTCGCATCTCGTCCGCCGTCCAGCCGTGGCCCTGCTCGACCTTGCACGAGTCGACGCGCCGCAAATCGAGCGGCACGCCGCGCGCCGCCAGGCGCTCTTGCAACGGCAGCAAGAATCGGTAATAGCCCTTGAGATCCTTGTTGGGCTGCGTGTGGTACGTCGAGCCACACCACAGCACTTTGGGCGCGCGGCGATCGGGCGCAACGTCAATGAAAAACCGCTGGCGATCCACGCCGTTGGAAATCCACGACGTTTTCGCCGGCATCCCAGCCAAACCCCAGGCAGCCCGGTTGTTGAACACGATCCAATCGCTAGCCGCGTAGAAGTTCGGCCAATGGTCGCGGCCCTCGTGCGGTCCCTCGCGCAGCCAGCCGGTCGTGTAGTTGGTCACGATCACCCCACGGTCGCCTCGCCGCTTGATATGATCGCGCAACCGCATGGTGCAATTGTACGACGGCTGCAACCAGATGTCGGGTGAATCGTCTGGAAACGTCTTGCGGTTGCCAAGCGCCAATTCTACCTGCCAGTGATCCGGCGCGTATTTGCGCAGCGCCTCGGCGCGTCGATGGTACGCCCACCCCTCGCGATCGAATAGCAGCCGCGCGCGGCGTTTATCGGTGGTAGACATAGACGGTGTACGCCTCCGGGTAGGCCGTCGCTTCAAACTCCAGTCGCATCTTTTCGCGCCAACCGCCCTGCAACAGCGTGTCGGCCATCGCACGTCCGTCGTCGGCCGTGTGGCAGTCCCACACCCACACACCATCAGGTCGCAACGCGCTGGCGACATTCTCGGCGATCGCGTCTAGTTCATCGATCTCCTCCATTCCCTGGAGCCAATTGATCGTGCAGATCGCCGCGAATTGCACGCCACGAAAACCAACCCGCTCGGCAAGTGACCCCACCGCCACGTTGTCCAGGCCGGTGCGTCGCTTGGCCAGCTCGACATGGCCGGGGCGAAGATCCTGCCCGTACAACCGCTGCGCCCCAAGGCCGCGTAACCTCAGCAGCCGCAGCAGCTCGCCGCTCCCGCACCCGACGTCGAGAATCGGCCCGTCAACCCAGGTAAACAGCCACGATGCCACGTCCGGCAGCGTGGGCGTGTACCGCGACCCGTCCTTGAGCCATTCGATCAACTCCAGATCGTCGACGGGCACCTTATGATCTGAGCTTAACGGCATGTGTAACACTCCTGTTGAGCAAGGGAAAACTCGGGATATAACTCGCGCCCATGCCATTCGGGCGTTTGGGTACACCCGTAGCGATAATAGTCCAGCAATTGCGACTTGGCGATCAGGTCGACGGGCACCGCGATGCTGCCCTGCCGGTCGTAGTGCCACAGCGCATAGCCATACGTTGGTTGGCAACTGCTTGCCAGATCGGCGGCCCATCGGTGTTGCGCTCTGGCCACGTCAAAGCCGCTCGCATACTGCTGAGCCGTGTAGTCGCCGTCGACGCCGTGAGTCACTACCACGCTTGGCTCGTAGTCCGCCAGCGCATCGAGTAGTACCCACTCGGCAAGCGCGGTGGTTGCGTGGCGGTCCTTGCACTCGGCGATTTGCGGCAAGCGCAGATGAATGCCCGTCGCGCCGACCTCCTGGCACACCCGCGCAAACGCCCCAAGTCGCATGTTGCGTCGATACGGTTCTCTGGCGACTTCCTGCGGCGTTCTCGGCGGGTTGCACGCCGACACATCGGTCAGTACGGCGATCGTTAGCGACTTCGCCACGGCTTGAGCCGCCAACAGCAGCCCACCGAAAAACAGCGCCTCATCGTCGTAGTGCGCTGCCAACACCATCACGCGCTGCCCCCGTAATCGCTCATGCGCCGGGCTATCCATTGTCCGCCTCCCGCTGATTGCTCGCCCGCGCGCACAGCTCGCCATCGATCAACTGGTAGTAGTACCCCGCCAGCCGCGACCACTCCCATTGCGCGACCCGTTCCCGCACGTCGCGAATCGCGTGGAGGTACTGATGGTTGGCCTGGGTGATCGCTTCGACAAACGCCTCGACGGTCGGCGGCACGATCCAGCCTGTTTTGCCCTGCTGTACAAACTCCGGCAGCACGCCGACCGAGGTGCCAACGATCAGGCACCCGCACGCCGCCGCCTCCAGTGCCGTATTGGGCAGGCCCTCCATTTTGCTCGTCACGCAAAAAATGCGACCCGTATTGTACCAGTCGCGCATCTGGGCGGGACGCCGGCAGTCCTCTCCATTGGGGTCGACGGTCAACAGCTCCATGTCGATGTCCTGCTCGGCCAGCACCTCGCGCAATCGCTGCGCCATGGTGTAGCGCTTCACGTCGCCGCGCTCGGGCGACTGGCCGGCGATCCCGGCACACCAGAGCACCCGCGGCTTGCGCTGGTGTGGGGGCCGCGTGACGCGAAACACACGGCCATCGACACCGCTTGCCAACCGTCGCACCTTGTTGTAGCGACCGGGAATCGCCTGCTGGCACTGTCGGCTTTCGACGATCACGATGTCCGAGCACTCGTGCAGCATGTCGAGCTTGTCGACGTAGCGCGGATATTGGGTGTTGTAACGCGACACGATCAGCGCATCAGGGCAGCGCCGACTGGCCGTCTCGTACAGCTCCTTATGGCAATTCGATCCCAGGTTGATGATCGCATCGGCATCGTCGTATTGCCATTGTCGATGATGCCCGGTCCACCAGTCGATCGTGACGTTCCAGTCATCCGGCGCGTGATGTTGAAGCGCCTCGGCGTGATTCTTGGCGCTCCAATTGGGGCACTCGTACAGGATGTAAGCGTTCATGCGGTGTACCAGGTATTTATGATTTGCTGCTCGCACCGCTCCACAGCGCGGCGTTGTGCGTCCTGCCAGACCGGCGCGCCGACCTTGCTGGGCGTGCGATGGATCGGTTTGAGTTGACGAATTACCTCAGGATCAACCGGGTGATCGATGGCGGCAAGCAGCCTCAAGAAATCGTCGGCCATGCGTTCCACGCGGCCGATGAAGCCGCACGTCGGCGCATCGAGCGGGCCGGTGTAATGACTCAGCAGCTCGCCGTAGAGGCCGCCCGCGTCGACCATCCGATCCACCCAGCGGTTGAAGTCCATCTCGCGGATCGCGTTGAGCCTGTGCGTCGGGTGCCAAGGCCAGTCCTGCCAGTTGTGCGGCACGCCGACGTGATATTTCCACCAGCTCTCATACCAGGCGATCGGGTGGCGCACGAAGCAGGCCGTCAAATCGCACGCCAACGGCCGCATCGCCGGGGTGAGGTGGCGATCGGCGCGGCTGGGGTCTCGCGGGCTCGGCAAATGGATAATAGCTAGCCCGGCTCGCAGGCACGCCTCCTCGACCCACATGCCGCCGCACTTGGGGACGTGGTAAATGACCGTCGAGTAGTCAGGCAGAAATAGCGCCATCGCTCACCATTCTCCAGCATGAAAACGCCCGCCATGATACTGTTGCTCGCCTGTTTCGATCGCTGCGGTTCCCCGCTCCATGTAGCGATCGGAGTGCTCGTCCGCACAGTCCACGCACAGCCACATATAGTCGTCGCCGCGCGGCGTGGCTTGCGGCATCAGTTCCCCACATACCTGGCATCGCACGTTGAAAACCATAGTCATGCGGTGATCTCCTGAAAGAGCCGTCGCCACTGCGACGTGATGCGGCTGGCGTCGGCGTGCTCGGCCAACGCACGGCACGCCTGCTTGACGAGTGATCGTCGAAGGCGCTGATTGTCCAGCACGGCGAGCGTGTGCTTCACGAACTCGTCCTCCGTCCGACACAACATGCCTGTCTGGCCGTGTTCGAGCATTTCGTGCCACCCTCCCGCTGCGTCGACCACCAGCGGCACGCCCAGGTGCATTGCCTCCAGCCCCACCCGTGGCCAATTTTCGATCGCCGTGCCGCCCGGCTGGACGAGGCAATCCAACGAGGCCAAAAACCGCTCGGGCGGCTCCGCACCGGGCGGAAGCGTTTCGATCCACGTCGGCGGCGGCCCGGTGACTCTTTCGACCTGGCGATCAAATCCCATCACCCGGGCGCGTACCGTGTGTCCGCGTTCGGCGGCCGCTTGGCGAATTGTCTCGTAGATTGTCCAGGTGTGCGGAGAAAACTTGTCCGGGGCCGCGCGGCTCAACCGCCCTATTGTCACGACGCCCGGTGTCGCGTCAATGGCGGGTGTAGGCCGGGCCAGGTCGAAGGCGCCACGGATCAGGTAGCCCTGCGAGGGGTCGTAGCCGACGCCGCGCAACACGGGCTCCAATTGGTGTCGCTGGTAGTGGCTTTGGAATACGTGGGCGGCGCACGGCCCGTGCCGCTTGATCGCGCGCAACATGGCCGCCTGGGGATGCGTCATGCAGCCAACCCACACGCAGCGCGCGTCGAGGTGCTTGAGCATGGGGTAACACGCGCGAAACGCCGTCGAACAAACCCCCACCGCCACATTGCCGCGCACGCTCAGCCGGGCCAGCCGCTCGGGATCGGCCGTCGCATGGGACACACCCCACTCGGCCAGACGCTCGGGCCAGGGCGGCGTCGGCCTGGTGCGGCTGATGAGCGTCACGCCCCAGCCCGCGCGTCGCCAGAGCTTGATCGTATCCCACAGCTCCGTGGCCGCGCCGCCGAGGTAGTCGAGTTCACCGAACGCAAAAAGGTTCATTGTGCATTGTCCTGTGCGTGCCGTTTTGCGTGCCTGATTGCCAGACGAACAAGCACCCTGGCGGCCTGCCGCGTCGCCCACCAGCTCGACGCGGGCCAGTTGCGCCGCTGGGCTTCCTCGACAAGCCAACCGGCGATCTCGTCCAGTCGCTCGCGGCACCCGTCGGCGCCCCAGGCGTCCATTTGCCGGATGCGCGACTTGCACCCGCAGCCTTCGGTGGTGTCGATCCCGAGTCGCGAGAGCAGCTTGTGTAACTCGGTGCCGGGCAAAGGCTTCGTTGCCGGCGACACACACCCAGCGATTGGCGGTCGATGGGCAAAGGACTTGACTCGATGGGTCAGGCCGCAGTCTCGGCAGACCAGCAGGCCCCGTTTGAAGTCGGGTTTCCAACGGCAGGTGCTCATGAGGCGGAAAAGTATGCTGATACCTTGCAGGTGGCCGATGTGCCATCGCACGGATGATTGAAGTTTTCGTCTACCGACAACGACACGTCACTCCAATTCACGCAATCCTGCATGCTGTCGAAGTTGGTCTCAAATCGCCAGGCTATAAGGCATGGCGAGCTGCCAGTGCCGTCAAAACGCAGGTAGACCAGCATACTACCCTCGCTCGTAGCGGGGATATAGGAGTGCTGTAGATAGATTTCACAACGACTACAATCGCCGTTGTAGGTGAAATCAAATTCCAGCCTCCATCTGGCTCTCCAGATATCATTGCCCCCCGCGTAGTCAACGTCAAGCACGCACTCTTCAAACGGAAGGATGAAATCCCCCGAATATTCCCCGCTGTCTGCGCAGCCGTCAGTACACTCGTAGCCTTCCTTGCCAACTAACCCAGAGACGGACACCTTGACATAAGGTGGAGCCCTGCCGCTTGTACAGGCGCCACACTCGGGGTTCCCGTCGCACGGGCATTCGGCGCATTTGTAGACCCCCGCGCCGCTCTTTCGCAGGACCCCGTCGCCCGGATTCCGCCACACTTGCAGCGACATTATGCCCCAGATGAGGACCCAGATGAACACTCGCTCAATGGCACCCGCACGAAACACCCGTCCTTGATCCCGAGCAAGTAGTCCACGTCATCAGCGTCGGTTTCCGCGGGGAACGCCTCGTCAGGAATACCGCCGAGGTTGTCGATGCAGTCCGCATCCTCATCGTGGACCGGATTGAGGACAACTGCCCAAAACTTCGTGTTTTCCCAATCCCAGATGGCGACGATATCTGATCCGCTGGGCCCTTTGTAGTCCGTTTTTAGGTGGAAGTCATACACCGTCTCCGTATTGCCGTTAACCGCCGCCTCAGCCGAGCTGTCCTTGGTCAAGTCTTCGTTCAAAACGCCGATAAAACAGTTGGCGTTGAGGGAACCCAACCGCACCACGGCCCATTTCTCGCCGGTGCCCGACTCTTTCCAGAGGATTGTGGCCGAGCCGCTTGCGGCGCTCGCGAGCTTCTCGCTGTCGCCGACCGCTATGTCCGCGTAGCCGTGGCTGTCGTCCGTCACGTTGATTTTCACCGGCGTGACGCCCGAGAGCAGCGCAGGGGCCCAGTTGTCCTGGGCACATGGGGCCTGGAAGATCGCGAAACGCCCATCATCCCCCGAGGCTGGCGTGGCGCCGACAAACGGCGGACCGTTCTTGAAGGACTCAAGGTTGTCGCTCGGGCCGTACTTTGGCGATTGCAGGCCCACCACGGAGAAACGCGCGAGGTCGATGCCCGTGCCATTGTAGACGTTTAGCAAACCTGGCCTGGTTTGCGTATGACCGTAGCGCGTGCCAACCATCCGCATAAGCGCATCGACCTGTAGTCGCAACTCGCGCACCTCGTTGTGCGCGGCTGCCGATGGTCCGCGGTAGGGTTGGCCTGGTTGGACTCGCTTCAATGGGCTCATCTTAGCTCCAGGGATCGGGCAGGCCGAGGCTCGACCAGTCCGTCGCATCGTAGACTCGTTCGACATGCGCGGCCAGCGGACGGCTGGTGAGCGTTTTGCTCACATCGTCATCCTCCTGCTGGTACTCGATCCACAGGTAGTCGTGGCCTTTTTTTTCGGCGACGGTGATATCGTCGCCGACGGCAATGTTGCTCTCGGTTCTGCTGGAGGCGAACCGAAACGTCAACGCCACCGGCTCTTCGCCGCGCTTGGCCCCGGAGACGCCGAGCAAAAGCAGCTCGTAGGATTCCCAAATCCGAAACGCGCCGCTGTTCATCGTCGCGACCCGCTGCTCCAGCGTCTCGATGTAGGAGTGCGACGCCACCGTTTCGTAGGCAACGTAGTGCGTTTCCTCCCACGTAAATACCGGGACAATGATGTCGGTGCCGTCGACCGTGACGCCAGAGCCATCGCGGCGCACGCCGATCGCGCCCTTGTGGTCCGGCGCGGTTTCGCCGTCGGGAGCGTAACTGGCGATGTGCTCGACGGCCTGCGTGATATGTAGCGTTTCGCTGCCGATCTCGAACGACCAACTCACGTCGCCCGACTCGCCCTGCTCGGCGACGCCATACTGTACCTCGGCCTTCCAAATCGAATCGCCGACCTCGCGCACCCGCACGTTTTGCTTGACCAACCCGCCCCATATGCTGGCCGTCGCCGCGGCCGCGAGGCTATACGCGGTGGTCTTGTCGTCCGTGCCTGTGATTTGCAGTCGGCGCCGGCCCGAGGGGCTCTGACCGCGCGCTAGCTCCTGGCCGATTTCCTCGATCACCACGCTCATGGTTGCCACACGGGCTGTCCGCCCGCCTCCAGTTCGTCGGCCATCCGCTCGGTGTTATCGGCCGTCTTTTCAGTCGCCTTGGCCGTTCGCTCGGCCGCGTTGCCACCGAGGCCCAGTAGTTCGGCCGCCCGCGCCGAGAACGTCCCCGCGGCGCCGGTGGGGCCCGTGTACGGCGCGCCAGCCGCCTCGAAGGTCATCGTTACCGGGTCGCGTCGCAGGTTGCGATCGGCCGTCTTGATCTCCTGCTCCGTCGCATCGGCTTCGGGCTGCACTGCCAGCAGTTGATCGAGTTCCTTGCGCAGCCGCGCCGCCTCTTGCCGAAACGGTTTCAGCGCGCGCTCGGATTCTTCAATGTCTTTGAGGAACTGCTGAAACAACGCCTCGCTATCGGCAAACGGATCGAGCCATTCCTGTAACCCGAGCTTGACCTGCGCGATGAACTTATCCCATATTTGTTGCAGTGCCGTGGTGCCTTCGAGCCACGCCAATCGCAGCGCGGTCCACATGATGTCGGCCGCCCGCTTCATGTCGCCTGCCTTGATCGCGTCGACGATCCCGCCCAAGACGCGCTTCACGGTGTCGGCCATCTTTGAGAATCGCGTGCCGAACAGTGACGCGATCTTTTCCCCGATGCCGCGCAGATCGACGAACGCCGCCACCAGGGCAATCACGCCCGCGACCAGCAAACCAACCGGCGACAGAAGAATACCGAGGATCGTCGACACCACGCCGAGCGCTGCGCCGACGCCGCTGATCGCCAGACCGAGGGCGGCGAATGCCGTGCCGGCCACCACGACGCCGGCCGCTACCGCAGCAACAGTAACGGTAAGCTCGCGGTTTTCGTCTATCCACGTTATCAGCGGATCGACCACCTTTGTGATCGTTTCTGCTAGGCTCGTCAGGGCTGGAGCCAATGCCGCGCCGATCCGCACGGTCGCCTGCTTCAAAGCGCCGGTAAGCGTATTCCACGCCTCTTGCATGGCCGTAGCGGCCTTGGCGTCCTCTTCGCTCCAGGCGGCAACGCCTTCGAGTGATTCGCGTAGTTCGTCGCCGCCCTTGGCCAGCAACGGCAGTATCCGAAACGCATCACCCCCGAAGATTTCATCGGCTATGAATTGCCGCTGCGACGTGGGCAGGTCGTTGAGGATGTCGGCCAGCTTGGCGAATTGCTCGCCAACGGGGAGCTTGGCGAATTGCTGGGCGTCGATGCCTAGCTTCTCGAACGTGTCGCTCAATGGCCCAGTGCCGTCGCGCACCGCCTCGCCAAGGCGGAGTTGCAGCTCCTCGACACTGCCCGAAATATCGTCGACCTCCACGCCGGCGCGCTGTGCCACTTTCACGAGTCGGGAAATGTCTTCCACGGGTTGGCCGGTCGCTTTGGACAGGCGATCCATCGCGCTGCCTACACTGGCGAATGTGCGAGCTGCGCCGAGAAACGGAGCAAGCGCTGCGCCCCCGACACCGGCGATCTTCGCGCCCATCGCGGTGACCGACGTGCCCCACTGTGTTAGTTGCCGCGAGGCCGCGTTCAGTCCGCGCGTCAACCGCGAGCGCTGCGTGAATAGCTCGACGTAGGCCGCACCCGCTTTGATGTCGCCCGCTGCCATGGCTTACCGCTTGGGAAAGGCTTGCTCCAGGAATCGCCGGTCGGCGTCGCTGGCCGGCTTCGGTTGGCGTTTCGACCCGCCCAACACCCACGGACACAACTCGTTGACTGGGATCGCATCGCTTTTTTTCGAATCGCGAAACGCATTGTGCAACTGCGCGCACACGGCGAAGGTGTGATTCCAACGCATCCGGTCGGCCTGCTCGGCCATCCACATCAGTTCCCGTAGACTGTAGCCGTGGGGTTCGACGCCGGCGACGGCGGCCCATCGACAGCAACTTTGCCAACCTGCGAAAGGATCGTATCGAACCGTTCTTGCATTGCCGGGCTGGTCATCGTCTCCGCGCCCCGCTTGACGGCCGCGTCGATCAGTTGCCGCGTTTTCTCGATCGCCTCGCAAACGTCGGGCCTCTTCAGGCCGCGGAAAAAATCCGCTAGTGCGGCCTCCAACGCCGCATGTGCCGCCTCGAGCGTTTCCCCGCCGAGCCGCGCGGCGAACTGCTCATCACTCAAACCGCGGTCGTCCGCCTGTGGCTTGCAGACGACATACAGCACGTCGACGGCGTACATGATGTCGGTGGCCAACCGGATCAACGGCGCCTGGCTGCTGTCGCTCTCGTCCGGGGACACCAGCGGGTTGCCCAGATCGACTCGGAGCAACTGCGCGACCCTCCGCAACGTGGCCGCCGTAATCGTCACGTCCCAGGCTGTTTGCTGGGTGTCGATGAATTGTGCCATTTCGCCTCGTCCTGCTGCGTTACGGCGTCGAGTCGAATAGCGCCGCCGCCTTGACGGTTGCCGCGTTGCTCGAATCGCCGTTGGAAACTTTCAGCTTGTAGATCATATTGCCGGTGAGCGGATTGCTCAGGTTTTGCCGGCTCTTGTAAGACCACTCTTCGTTGGCCGCCAGCACGGCCGAGGTGATCGTCGCGCTGCCCGAACCAGGCGCGTCTTCCAGCTCAAAGTGCCCCTTGCGCGTCGACTGGATCACGCACAGCTCGCAGTCATCGCCATCGAAGACAAAATCGACCTCGGTTTGCACGTCGGCCGTGACCGCCGTATCCTGAGCCGGCAACGCACTGACCGCTGCGCTGGTTGGCGCCGCCGAATCGAACGACGCCCCGGTGAACGGCACGCTCGTGCCAGACACGGTGCCCACCGTGCACCCGTGTGCACAATGGACGTAGCCGTTGGCGTCGGTCCAAAAAATGTCGATCGTGTTGCCAGTGACGATGCCGTGCCCGGAACCGAGCGTGAGCGTGCCGGCCGTGTCGCTGGTCCGCGCCGACAGGGTGCCCGAGGCGGCTGCGGGGAGGCTGATCGACCCGGCCGACACCTGCCCGTCGGCCGTCCGCTCGGTGGTTCCGCTGATCGACACGCCGCCGATCGAGACGCTGAGTCGCTGAGTAATCGTGGGCATGTCGCGCTCCTGTGCTTACTGCCAAACGGGATCGCGCGATTCGTCGGTCGGCACCGCCGTCACGCTGTAGGTGATGAATTGCGTGTTCGTCTCAGAGCGGCTGAACTCGGTAATGTAATAGTCGGCGTCGAGTCCCTTGCCGCTGGACGCATCCGTGGGATACAGCGCCAGGCGCGTCTTGTCGTAGGCGGCCGACTCCAGCGCCGCGACAAACGCATCGCCCTCCTTATCCGCCACGTCGAACGTGAGCGTTGGCTCCAGCACGGTGGGCTTTTTCGTGACGAAGCTTTTCCCGCGCTCGACGGCCTCGGCCGTCCGCGCGGACAGTTGCACCCGGACGTTATCCACATTCGACGCCTCGGTGTCCGCCTGGCTGCCGGCGTCCCCGTAGTAAAACACGCCGTCCAAGCCAATGCGGCGATCTCCAGCGGCCATCAGTGCGCTCCTGTTTCAGGTGGCGCCGCATCGCCGTCTGGTTTCGCCCCCGGTGATCAGCCGGGCTGGCGTGTCGTTATCGTTTGATGCTGCCGGCCCAATGCCTTGGCAAGCGTGGTGCCGTTTCTTGCAGCGCGGGCCGCATAAACGGTCGCGCCGGATAGTCTTGCTGTTTGTATCGTCCGCCGTGCTCGTGCGCGGCGGCTGCCTGGCCCATCATTGTGGCCGTCGGACCGATCACCGCCGCCTGCTTGTGCTTGTCGACCGCGTACAAGATCGCCCGCGCCCGCTTGAGCTTGCCCTTGGGCGACGAAGGCGGCTGCCCCGGACGGCTCGGGCGCTTGCGTCGTCGAATACTTTTTCTCGCGGCCTTGCGGATCGCGGCCGCCGCGTGGCCAAGGCTGGTAATGCTCGCCTTGCGTGCCGCCCGATCGATCTTACGCGCGTCAAAATGCGTCCTGCCTCGAATCACTGCCGCGCCCTCCACGTTGTGCGGATCACGCCCGTGAACGCGCGGTGATCCTCCAAGTGCTCGCGCGCCACGGCCGAATCCGCCCCAGGAACCAACGCCCGCTCCATGCAAATCACGTTGATCGACCCGGCCGACAGCGCCGCCTGGCGGAAGTGCTCGACGATTTCCTCGACCAACACCAGCAACGCATCCACATCGTCGTTGTCGTACTGGGCCGGCAGTTTTTTTTGCACGGCTACATCAACGTCGACCTGTCGATCGTCCACGTCGCGCGCCACGGTGTTCCACTGCGCCGGCCCCGGCGTGACCGACACGCGCAACGTCGACAGCTCCGACTCGGTATAGCGCACCTGATACAATCGCTGTGCGGTAAACGTCTGCGACAGGCTGGCCCCGTTGAGGCTAGTGACCATCGCGTCGCACAAATCGGCAATCAGGCTGCTCATGTCGTTTCAATCAGTTTGGTATGGACTCGCAATACATGGCGTTGCGGATCGCAAAACCGGTAGCACTGGCTATCGCCTAGCGGCATCACCTCATAGGTTTTCAGCGTGCCGTCTTCCCCGTCCAGTTCCTCGATGCGATCACCCGGCGCGGGCAGCGTCCGCCCGCCATCAAGCACGAGCCTGTCGGCCCGAAAGATGTAATCGCGATCGGTATACCGGAGTACCATGCCGCTCGTGTCGTCGACCTGGTACTCCGTGCGTCCCAACGTGGCGCGAATCGAGCACGCCGCGCCGCTGCGCGTGTAGCGGACCGTGCGGCTCAGGTGGCGCTCGAATTGTTCGCCGAGCCATCGGGCCCCGCGACTCAGCAAATCGCCCACCGTGTCTCTCCGTTACGCGCCACTCTCGGTGTGGCCGCCACTGACCGCGAAGTCCGGCGCGTAGCCCAGCCGCACGTACACGGTACTGTCCGACTGCGCAGCCGCCTTGACGCACTTGCCGATCCAGAGGTTCGCACCCGACTCGCTGTCGCTGTTGACGGTCGCCTCGGCCTCGTCCCAGAACAGATCGGTGCCGACGGTGTAGGCGACGTTAGTTGCCTTGGGAAACGAATACACGCCGGTCAGTGCCAGCGCGCCTTTTTCGCTTGCGGCGATGTCCGTTTTTGCAACGCCGATCATGTCGTTCTGGACGACGATGTCCCCGGCCGTCACGGCGGCGCTAGGCGTGTAGTCGATCGCGTCGCCATCGTAGATGAAAGTTGCCGTGGCCACGGTAATGCTCCTGGTATTGGTAGTGTTTGGTAATCGGGTAACTGCGCGGCGACCGGGGCGGGCGTCCCTGCCTCACCCCGGCGCCAAGCAGCAGGGGTTAGCTGGAGTCGCCTTTGCTTTTCACGCCGGCGCGATACTCCTGCTTGCTCACGCCGAAGTCGTGATAGCCGCGCATCTGAATGCCGAGCGTGTTGAAGTCCGCGTCCGCACTTTCGACGGTCGGCGACTGTTGGCCGTTGAGAAATGCGATTTCCATCACGGCCAGATCGGCCGGATCGGCCAACAACCACCAAGCCGTATCGCTGGAGCCACTGATCGACAGCGCGGCCGCGAGGTAGCTGGAGACGACCGGCTCGTACTTCCGCATCCAGATGTTGCGGTTGGGAACCTTGCTCTTGGTCGAGCTGCCCCCGGTGTTGACCTGGAGCGATTCGTACAGCTCCATTGCCGTCACCTCGAGCGCCGGCGGTACGAGCAACAGGCGCGGTTCGAGCGCCAACGGGTCGCCGTCGGGGTCGGTCTGCTCGCGGAACGCCTGCGTGGCCAGCTTGAGCGAACTGCTTTGCAGCGACGTGTCGGCCGACTCGTTGGCGTAGGTCAGGTAGTTGCCGCGCGCCGTAGTGAAAAAGGTGTCGTCGTCGAGGAACTCCGTCCAAAACACCTTGTTGATTTTCAACGCGGCACCGCGACCCAGCCGCCGCGGAATGGCCGAGAGCGCGCCGAGGTCGTCGTTGATGATGTCCTCGCGCGTGATCGAAAACATCTTGGCGTAGGTGTCGGCGGAAATCGTGAACGACTCTTCGCCCACGGTCCCGTGCTTGATCTCACCGCCCTTGCCGAGTTCGTCGTACTCGAAATTGCCGGTGAGCCGGTAGCGTGTCACCGTTTTGAAATCGTTCACGGTGCCGATGGTGGCGATCCGACGCCACACGCTCTCGACGGCGTTAAACGATTCGAGCAGAAACTTGTTGGCCGTGTTGGCCAGGATGCCCGACAGGCTGAGCGTCGAAAACGCTGCCTGGATGATCGGCCGCAGTTCCGAGGCCCGAAAACTGTGGCCTTCGTAGCCGGCGGCACGCGCCTGGATCATGAGCACTTCCTTCAGCCCCAGCTCGCGCCGAAAGCTGGCGTCGGCCGCTTCGAGCACCTCGGGCTTGAAGTGGTTTTCCAGGTCGGTCAGTCCAAGCGTGCGACACGCGGCGGCTTCGAGCACTGGCGCGTCGTAGCTGGGACCGCTGCCGATGTGCGCGGCCGGGGCTTTGGGTCGCTCGGCGCGAAGCACGGCCAGCTCGGTCGTGTCAGCCGTCCACCCTTCGCGGATCGCTTGCGCCTCGATGTCCGCGTGCGCGCCTTTGCAGGCCGCGCGGATCGCGGCGACACGCTCCGTCTCTTGGGCCTGCGCTTGACGCCACGCGGTGACGTCGGGCGCGTTGTTCGACGCCTGAACGGGCGGATCGCTCGTCTGGTTGCCCGCGTCGTTTGCCTGCGTTTGCTCGGCGTCGTAGGCCGCCTGTAGCGGCGCCACCATGTCCGTGGTCATCGCGTCGGCGTCGAACCCTTTGGCTTCGAGCCACTGCTTGAATTTCGGGTCCATTTCCGTTGCTCCTGGAGTAATAGGTTGCGCAGCGATCGCCACGCTGGTTTTTGAATCCGCGCCACGCGGCACGAAAGAGGTTTCCATTAGCCGACCCGCGCGAACGATGTGCTTCGGCCCCTTCCACGTTTTCCCGTTCGCCTTGGCCGTAGTGCCGGGTTGGACGTACTCCGTCCGCTGCGGACTCACGCCGACCGACGCTTTCCACGGGAAGCCGAGCTTGGCACTGGCGGTCACCTGGTCTGACGTCGCGTTGGCGCCTGAGATAATGCCGGCGATCTTGATTCGCTGCGCTGTGATCTCCGCTTGGCCGTGGCCGACGATCTGGCTGGGATCGTGGTTGAGATAGAGCGGCGTGGTGTCGCTCTCGGCGCGCAAACCGGCCAGGTCGACCACGACCGGGTGCGGCCAGCCGATGATTCGCATCGCGCCGCCGGTGTAGGCCGTCATCGTGAAGCGCGGCGGCTTGTCCTCGCCTGCTTCGGCCGCAGTGATTTCGACCGGCGCGGCCTCGCAATGCACCAGCTTGCCGTCGAGGTTATTCGCCGCTTGAATCAGCGGTTTCGGGTTGAGCATCCGGTTGCTCCTGATTGGTATCGTTTGTCTTGGTAGGCGCCGGGCCAAGCAGCTTGGTCGCCAGCCGCGCGCGATAGTCCTTGACCGTCAAGCCGATCGCCTTGGCCTGCGCCTCCTGCTCGCGCTCCCAGTCCTTGCCTTGCTCGGCGAACAGCGCGGCGTATCCGGTCTGGCCGCTTTGCAGCGCTGTGTCACGCGCGCGGGCCGCCTTTTCCGGGTCGATGTCCTCGACGCCGTCCCAGTACACCTGCACGGTCCACTCGCTCGGATCGCGCAGCGTGGCGCGCAGCGCATCCGGCATGGCGTACTTGGCCTCGGCAAACCAGGCGGCAACGATGCGCTGCACTTCGCCGTCCCAATCAAGTCGCCGCTCGACTTCGACGGCGCGCTTGAATCCCAGGCGGGTCAGCTTGCCGCTGGCAAAGTTTTCCTGAGAGCTGTCCGCCGCGCCGACGCTGTACGGCATACACACGCAGGCAAACGCCTCGGCCAGCACGCAGCGCACGAACTCTTCGTGCGTGCTCGATGGCTGCTCGCTCTTGGGTTGATAGAGATCGGTGCCGTCGGGCAGCACCGTGACGAGTCCGCGCTCCAGGTCGAACGTGTCGAAGGTCTCGTAGGAAGCCGGCTCATCGTCGCTATCGCCCGACGGACCGAAGCCCGCCGTCACGTCGGTGTGCTGTGTTTTCAGCGCCATCGCGACCGAGGCGATGTTCTCCGCCGCTTGCAGCACTGCCAGGTTGTAGCGCCTGAGGCGAGAAAACAGCGGCAACGCCGGAGTCAACTCGGGCACGCCGCGATGCTGGCCGGGCCGGTCGCGCCGGAATACGTGGATCACTTCGTCCGGGCCGGGCGCCGGTGTGATCTCGCGAAACGGATCGATCCCGTAGTGGGTTTCGCCCGGGTGATCGCGGAGGATGTGATAGCGCACCGGATAGCCCAGCTCATCGAAATCGATCCCGTCGACCTGGTTGCGTTGCCAGGCGACGTCCGGTGTGGTGAGCTGGTCGCACTCCAGCGGCCTGATATCCAGTTGCACGTCGCCGAGGCGCGGATTGTTGACCAGCAGCGCGAGGCCCTCGCCGTCCTGCGCCTTGGCCTTGCGAAGCGTTCGCAGCTTGCGACCCAAATGCACCTTGGCCGCCCAGGCGGCAAAGCGGCGCTCGACCCAGGCATTGGCCGTCCGCGAGCCCATCTCGACCTGCACGCGCGGCCCGGTGCCGATCACCTCGTGGGCCAGCGTCTCGACCATCGACCGCGCCCACCCGTTGTTGGCGACCTCGTAGCGCGCCCGTTCGCGGAGCGTTTTTCGCACGGCCGCCGAGTTGGCCGCGTCGGCGCTGAGGCTGTCCGTGTTGCCCCAATGCCGCGCGTTGTCGGTGATCGTTTGCGCCGCGTCGTACTTCGCGCGGAGCGATCGCCGCTGGCGGGAGCGGATCGGTTGGCCGTGTTGGTCAAGGATGGTCGCCACTACGCGGTTCCCGGGGGCCTGATTTTGCCGACGCGGAACGGCAGCCCGCTCAACCGCGAGGCTTGCTTGCGAGCCTTGTGCTTGTCCGCTTCGATCAGCTCAGCGATACTGTGTTGCTTGATCGAGCCCTGGTCGCCGCGAGCCTCGGCGGGCTCCTGGGCGATCTTGTCGATCTGTTGTTCGATCTCGCTCTCGCTCATCACTACCCTTTGAAAACGGCCGGCGAGCGCACGAAAAAAGGCCATGCGGGGATGCGGCCCCGCATGGCCTTGTTGTGCGCTGGAATCGCCGCCGGGGATCAGCCGTCGACGTCGCCGGTCATGTTGTTGGTTTTGAGATTACCGCATTTACTGCAAGAACTACAATGCCGCCTGGGCAACTTGCCATATGTGGCAGTATTACGTTGCGCTAGGCCGTTCCTCCGACGTGTAGCTGTCCTGGCCGCAGTGTCGGCAGACGCGCTGGCGCCGGATGGTGCCGTCGCGCAACCGCCAGGTGGTCACGACGCGGAAATCGCAGCACCCGCAACGTCGGCACGCGCGCGGGCCGTCGATCGGTGGCTTCGGCTTGACAAGATGCGCCGCGCTCATTGTCGCGCCCCCTGCTTTTTGGCCTTTATCTCCGATAGCCTGACGCGCTGCTTGGCCTGCTTGGCCTGCTTGCCCTGCTTGTTTCGGCGCGCGTCCAACAACGAAATGCCGCACAGCGAGGCGGCCACGTCGGAGAGGTACGAGGCATCGAGCCAGTGATTGTTTTGCGTTTTCGCCTTGAACCCGCGCTGCACCTGGCCGCGGACGACTTCCTCGACGACGACCTCCGAACAAATGTGGTGGGCGTAGCTGTGGTGCTGTTTTTCGTCGGCCGTCAAGCGTCCCTTGCCGCTGGAATGCTCGCCGAACAGCGACAGCGCGCCGGGCTTCTGCGGCGACGTCATCCACCGATCATGTTCCCACTCCTTCCAGTGGTCCGCGTCCATTTCCACCAGCCACAGGCCCTCGGGTTGGCGCGAGAGAATCCACCCATGGCCTACCCGTCGATGCGGCGTGCTCTTGCTCGGCGCGTGGAAGCTGCGCTTGACGCATCCCTGCGACTTGCCAAATCCCATCGCCGGATAGACGCCTTTGCCCGCCTCGGCCGCCGCCGCATAGATGGCGCGCTTCTTGTAGCGAGCGTCGATCAGCGTCATCGCCGGGCGGACGATTTCGCCGTCGGGCCGCGTGTACGGCTCGTCTTCTTGCGATTCCAGCCACTCCTGCAGCGCGCGACGGATCGCGTGTTCGACGCCCTCATCCACGTTGGGCGCGGTGCCGCGCACCTCCTGAACGCCGTAGTCGATCGTGGTGCCGGTGGCGTCGTCGGTCCACGCCCGCACAACCCAATGCAGCGCGTACTTGCCGATGTCGACGCCGCGGGTGATCGTCGTCGCCTGCGGTGGCACCACGCCGCGCGGGTAGCCGGAGAGCTGCTTTTGCACGCGCGCCGCGGTAATTCCCGACTCTTGCGGTCCGCTCTCTTCGGGCGGATCGTTGTCGTACTCCGTGGCGACCGCCTCCACCCCCAAGCGCGCCACTTCGTTGTAGTAGTGTTGAAGCGCCGAAACCTCGCTTTGCGAGCCGTCGGGCAGTCGATCCTCGTTGTAGCGGTGCGGGTTCGCGACCTCCGCGCCGCGGTCCATTTCCTCGCGATGATCCAAGTAGAATTGATGCGCAGCGCGGCCAAACTCGTCCCCATCGACCATCCCCTGCTGGCGAAGTTGAATGTATTCGTCCCACAAATCAACGCGCGACGGAGGCGAGACGAGAAAGCGAAACCGCTTGCCCTTCCACGTCGGCTTTTCGCTCGGATCGGTGTAGCGGTAGCTGGCGCAGATGCGACTTTGCAGCGTGGTCAGCATCACCCTGGCTACGTTGCGACGCTGCCCGCCGAGCCCGCCCAACGCCCGGTCGATCCGATCTTCGAGTTTCTTGCTCTGCTCTTCGCTCCGCGCCGTATCCTCGGTGTCTGGATCGTCGATCACCACCAGGCTCGGACGGCGGCCCTTGCGTTTCAAACCGCGCACGGCCGCATCCAATCCGCGTGTCGCGAGGATCGCTTGAGAGGCCGGCGCACCGGGAACGGCGGGAAACACCAGCTCTTGGCCACACCACTGAAAGCGCGTGGCGTGCGCCTCGTAGGGCTCGCCGTTGTCGTGCCGCGCGCCGGAGGCAAGCTGATAGTGGGCGCGGTTCGGCGTGTTTTCCAGCGCGGCAACAGGCACGCAGACCTCCGGGTAATCCTCGGCGAGCCGCTCGTTCTCTTCGATCGCGTCGCGGATCGACTCCAGGATATTCGCAGCCAACGTGCCGGTCGCCGCGCAGATCACCGCAAAAGGAATCACCCCCGACATTAACGATTTCAGCACCAAGCGCTCGCACAAGGTCGTCTTGCCCTCGCCCCGGCTGGCCGCGATCGACTGGTCGCCGCCGTATCGAATGGCCCGATGAATCGCTTCGATGATCTCAAGATGCTGCGCCGTAAAATCGTAGGTGAACGGGTCCGGGCAGTTGCTTTCCGGCCCGAAATACCACCGCAGCCAAGCGATGTCGTCGGCCTCTAGCGCTGCCCGCCGCGCTGGGTCGGCGCACGGAGGCACCGTGACGATGCGTTGCTGCCGGCGCGTGTCTCGCTTGCGCTGCGCATCGCGTTGCCGCTCGGTCTCTCGTGCTGCTGTACCCACATCGTTAGATCACATCGACGCGCCACGTCGCGCGGATCACCTGGCCACTAACAGGCGTAATCGCGACGTCGACGAAATAAGCTCGGCCGCGCGTGGCGAATGCCTGGTTGCTGCTTACGTCGAGCTGATGCTTGAAATTATACCCGGTGCTGTCGACGCTCCACACGCTATCGGTCTGAAGCGTGTCGTAAATCGCATCGGCCACGGCAATCGCCACGCCGTCGTGGCCGCTGACCACCGTCGTCGTGTACTCGTCGTCTTCGTCGATCAGCCGCACCGTGTAGCTGATGCTTGCAACGTCGGCTTGCTGAATCGCGGCATTGTCCCAGTTCACGATGCGCGCCAGCAGCAGCAGCGAACCGTTGCGATGCGCGATCGCCTGGGTGTAACTGGCGTTTTGCGGCATGCATTACGCTCCGTCGTCTGCCGTGGTGAACGTGGCGGTCACCTCCAGGGTGTCGCCATCGTCTGCCGACTTGTCGCCGCCGGTAAACGCTCCCGCGGCGTAAATGGTCGCGGCCCCACCCTCGACGGCCTTGGTGTTGGCGCTCGCCAGGTAGGCCCCACCGATCGTGCTGGAGTTCGTCGAGATCGTGAAGCTCGCCTTGCTGGCCGAGTTATCCACGCTCTGACTCGACACTCCGCCATCCGTCCAGGCCGGCAGCGTGGCTTCGTCGTAGTCGACGAAATCGGCCGCGCCCACCTCGGTCTTGGTCCAGCCGGCCGCTGGAGACGGAGACGAGCCCAGCAGCCCGACGTACCAGTTGCTCTGCTGGGATCCGCCCGACAGCGCCACGTCGAGGCAGTAGTCGAGGCCCTCGTTGGTGATGAGGTTGCTGTAGCTCTCGACCCAGCGGATCGTGCCATCCGGCCGGCAACACGTCACGTGCCAGGTGCCCCGTACCGTCGCCCGTCCGGCCAGGCCAACGCGACGCCGTAGCGCGGCACCGAACCGTGCCGCCGCGGCTGCCAAAAAACGCATCATCGTGCACACTCCTACGCTATGGTGTCGCCGGCTACTGCGCCGGCAGAAAATGCTTGGCCCGTTGCGGTGCCAGCCTGGAACGTCGACCCGGCCGAGGCACCTGCAGCAAACGCCTGCGCGGCCGCGACGTAGTAGGGCCCCAGTACGTGGCTCACCACCTCCGCCGCAAACGAGTCGCCTGCCCGGGCCCCCAGCAGCACGCTACCGCGGAGAATACTCGCCACGGCCCACACGTCGCCCGCCTTGGCCGCCTCAAGCACCGCGCGGGTGCCCTGGATCGTCGCGGTGAGTGTGGCCCCGGCGGTTGCGCCCTCGCGTATCGCCGCCAGGGCGAGTGCCGTAGCGGCGAACGTTTCGCCCGCTTGGCTGCCTTCGGCCAGCGCCGCGTCAATCCGTTCGCGCACGACAGCCGCAAACGAATCGCCCGCCGTCGCCCCGCCGCTGAACGCGGCCGTGCCCAGTAGCCGGACGGCCCACGTTTCGCCGGCCGCCGCGCCCTCCTGGATCGCCGCGCGGAGCGATGCCTCGACGGCCCACACGTCGCCAGCAACCGCTTCGTCGGCCAACGCAGCCGACACCAGTGCCGCCGCCGTCGGCTCCTCGTCAACCGACACACCACGAACCATCCATTCGCGGTCGCTGTCGCTAGCGCGCTCTTCTTGAACGGTGATGTCGCCGTAGGTCCATTCGCGGCTCATGCAGCGACCTCCAACTTCGGGTCGACGTAAACCGTCGTGGATGGTTTGGCGAGGCAGAACCGCACGGCCATCGGCCCGCCTACCTGGTCGGGCTCCATAACCTCAATCCAAAAGTCATCGTCATTGAGCGTAGCGCTACTGGCAACGTAGCAGGTGAGCGTCGAGCCGTTTTCCATCGTGTGGTCGATCTTCTGCTTCGTCCCCACTCCCGAACCGTTCCACGTTGAACTGCTGTCCGTTGTCAACGCAGAGGGCGTCCCTTGGGGAGTCATGCGGGTTGAGGTGAAAAGGCCCTGCGCCGT